TGGTAGCACTATGGATATATTATCTTATTTCAATTCATATGGAAATGGCAATGTATGTTTAGGTGAGTTAACTAGTGATATTTATCATTCATTATTGTCTGGTAATTTAGAGATATTAAAATCATATGTTAATATATGGGCTAGGTCATTTAGTGCAGGTGTAACATCTCCACTAAACACTTTAGCAACTTCTCATTTTGGAGTACCTAAAGAATGGGATGAAGCAACACGTGCTATAATACCTAGTGATAAGAATACATGCGATAGACAAGTTAAGGAATATACATCAGAGCAAAAGAGAACTTTTACTGAAAAGTTTTGCAGTAATTGTGATATTACAGATAGATGTTCAGTATATACTAAGTTAACATTTGATAGTATATGCTGGATAGATGAATGTGATAAAGACTTTTCTGGAGCATATGCTCAATTACAATATCATCTTAAAGATGAAGTTGATGAAAAGAAAGTCTATGAAATGTTTGCTGATTTATATTATTACAAAAGTAAACCAGAGAGATGGAATCTTAGAAATATAGAGAAAGTATTTAACTTACCTGTTCGTAGTTATAAATGTAAAGATATAAGTGACTATGATAGTATTTTAAATACATTTCATAAAGATGGACCTACAACGGATAATATTATTGAATTATACGAAGTGATGGAACGTACTTGGTATTTAACACGTATTAATGAAGATAATAAAGAGATGTGGGCTCAATTAGTAGGTAAAACAATAGGTCTTAAATTTAAAGAGGCTATAACAAAACTAACAACACGTGATATAGAAGATAATTATTATTCTTGGTTATTCGCAACTAGCGGTATACCTAGAAGTGATTTTTGGACATATACACGAATGTTACAATATAGAAAGGAAGGTGTAAGATATGGTAATAACTAATCCAAAAAATAATAAAGACAAAAAGTTCTGGATATCACGCGAGAACTTTGATAAAGTCATAGCATATGCTGAATCAGCTTATAGACAATTTACGTCTGAAATAGGTGGTCAGCTAGTTGTCTTAGAAGATAAAGATGGGGATTATATATTAGAAGACCCAGTTATTCTAAAGCAAGAAATATCATCAGGTAATTGTGAATTAGATGGTCAAGAACTAGCTATTCATTATTCCAAAATGATAGGTAAACATGGTAATAATGTAAGGCATTGTTGGTGGCATAGTCATCATACAATGGGAGCATTTTGGTCTGGTACTGATGATGCTACTATATTAAGCCATCCTGCTAATGACTGGACATTATCTTTAGTTGTAAATTTAAAGAGAGAATATAAGTTACGTATTCAATTCTTTAGTCCATTTATGCACGAAGAAAATGTAGAATTAAACTTCCTTCAAGAAGAACATGATATAGATAATACATTAGATGCAGAAGTTAAAGAGCTATGTTCTAAAGAAACTACATCTATTGTCACATATGGAGGTGCAGGTCATCAAGGTCATCTATGGAATCAACAACAAAAAGAAATACATTCATATAATCAAAGTTATAGATATAACTCGTGGTTAGATGATGTTGATGATGAGCTTGAAGTGACAGGTGTTCCTATTGATTTCTTTCAAGCTTGTATTGAAAAAATGGATAAACTATCAGATGATTTAACTGATGGTAGCATTAAAATGAAAGCTTTTCGTAAAGGAGTTAAGTCTTTAAATGAAAAGTTAAAACAATATAATCTTAAAGTTTCAGATAAAGTAGCAAAAGGCACTAAAGATGAAATAGAAAGCGAATGTCTTTATATGCATGCTATTGAAATGTTCACTAATATAGAAGGAGGTAAAAAGAATGCGAATTAATGAAAGAAGTTCAGGTCTTATAGAAGATTTTGATAATAAAATCTTTCATATTCTAGGTTGCGGTGCTATAGGTAGTGCCGCAGCTACTCAACTTGCTAGAATGGGAGCAGATAGATTTGTTCTCTATGATTTAGATAAAGTTGAAGTACAGAATGTAGGTGTAAGCTATTATATTTATCAAGATATTACTAAACCTAAAGTAGTAGCTTTACATCAACATTTAAAACAAATAAACCCAGAAATACGTGCTCATGAACAATTTGGTAGATTTTCTAAATTTATCAAACCTTTAGGAGAAGGTGACATAGTAATTTTGGGATTTGACAGTATGGAAAGTCGCTTAGATGGTGCAAAAGCGGCCTTAAAAAGACCTAATAGGCCTTATCTATTAATAGATGGTCGTATGGGTGCGGAGGAATATCATCAGTTTACATTAAAGAATCCAACTCTCAAACAATATCGAGACAATTGGTATTCAGATAATAATGCTGAAGATGAACCATGTAACGCTAAAGCGACTTCCTACTGTTCAAATATGAGTGGAGCATTTATAGCTAATGCTATAAAGAAAACGTTAAATAATGAACCATGTCCTAAGCAATTCTTCTTTACATTTCCAGGATTAGTACTTGGAAAAACTGAATAATTATTGTAGATTTATAGGTCGTTATTTAACAAAACATTGAATTTATCAAGAGTCAATAGCTGGGTTCATAATGCCTATTAATCGACCAGGTTAATGGGGAGAACATATGTGAGACTCTTGATATTTCATAGAAGAGGAGTAATATGGTACTTAAAGTAACCAAGAGAAAAGCTATTTCTCAAAACCCTAGTACATTATTAATGTATGGTCCCCCTAAAATAGGTAAAACTACAATGTTATCCAGTCTAGACAAATGTCTTATCATTGATACAGAGTCTGGTTCTAATATGGTGGAGGGTCATATACTTAATGCTAATAATCGTAAAGAATTAATAGAGATATTAAAACAAGCACGTGAAGGACACGAGTTTAAATATATAGCTATTGATACTATCGATAAAGTAGTACAATGGGCAGAAGCAGCCGTATGTGAAGAAAATAGTGTTCAGGCTTTAGCTGACCTACCGTTTGGTAAAGGTTGGGGATTAGCACGTGATAAAGTAATGAATACTATACATGCATTTAAAGATGTATGCGACCATCTTATTATAGTTGGTCATAGAAAGACAGCTAAAGCAGTAATAGAAGGACAGGCAACAGTAGAGCCTGAAAGTCTTGATATTACTGGACGCTTAAAAAACATGATAATGTCAGATAGTGATGCTATTGGCTATATATTTAGGGATGAAGAAGAGAAATTAATGATATCATTTAAATCAGATGATACATTAGAAGCTGGTTCTAGAAGTCCTCATTTACGTGGTCAAATATTACCATTTGATTGGAACAAAATCTACATAAAGGAGAAAAAGTAAATGGCGTTATTTAAACCCGAAGAAACTAAAACAAATAACTTTAATGGTATATGTGAATGTACTATTGTAGATATACAAGATAAATCTGCTCAATTTGATTGGGCTGATATATATTTGCAAGTAACATTACTCCAAAATGGAAGTAAATATACTAGAAATGCTAATATTGTTGGAGGTTTCGAAAAAGAAGGAAATGGTAACGTTACAGGCGGTAGTGTAATCAAAAGAATGTATGCATTCTTCGAGACTATTAATTGTAATGCTGGTGTTAATATAAAAGGTGAATGGGAAGATGCAGAAGGAAATAAAATAGATGATATTGCAACTTTCTTAAGTAAATATACAACTGAATGGGATGGCGAATCAGCAGGAACAAACGGTAAATATTTAGCTTATTTCTATAAGCAAGCACCTAAGAAACCAGGAAAACAAGCATATAATGTTGCACATTATAGAATGTATCCTAATGGAGGTAATTGTAAAGAGCAATTACAAAAAGATATCGATTGGATGACATCTAAAGGCTTTATCAAGGAAGATACAGGAGAAGCTCAACCTGTAAATTCAATTGATGCTGATAAATTAGGTATATCTGCATTAGATAATCTATAATGAAATATGTTGAGATAGCACAAGGAACACCGTACAATAGAGGTATATTGATTCCTAAAAATGAATTATCTAAGTATATTGATTTAAATAGCACGTTATATCGTTCTGCTTATACATATAATGAAGAAGCTGTAGAGTTCGCTAATAAAAATGGACAAACGCTTAAGAATTATTATGGAGAAAGAAGTATTGATAAAGTGTTAATTGATATTGATAAGCAAGATAATACAAATGAGCATACTCTCAACTTAGCACGTAGTATTATTTTTGACTTAGAGGAATTAGGCTGTGCTCATAATAGCATGCAGGCATACTTTAGTGGTAGTGGATATCATATTGTTTTAAGTAATGATACATTTGAATTTGCTACCTCTAATGATTTACCATATGTAGTTAAGAATACAATGAAAAAGTTGTTTCCTCACGCTGATTATATGGTATATATTCGTACTGCATTATATAGAGTACAGCACACTCTAAATCAAAAAACTGGTTTGTATAAAATACCCTTAACTATAAAAGAGATAATGAATGAAAAAGCAGAAACTATTATAGAGCTTGCAAAAAAGCCAAGAATAGAGTTCCCGTATCAATCTTTATTAG